TGCTTGTTGCGATCTTGAGAATCTAGGTTTATTCCTTCACGAAGTAGGCAATTACGTATGTAATTACCAACAACCTTCTGTAAAGGCACTAATCCATTCATCTCAATTCCAATAGTTCGAAACTCCTCACTATCCTTATTTACAAAACCGATACGACTTGGAAAATCGTCCGGTACGATTTCAAAATGGTGACTAAAAACACGCATTTCGAAACTTAAATAAGATTCATCGCTATCGCGTTGAATATGATAATGAGTAGCAAGCATCTCAACCCAATTAGGATGAGAACTTACTAGAGCTGCTAGATAATATTTTGCTCGAACCGGCACGACTAACTTATCAGTTAGCTTGTAAAATGCAGATGTTTGCTCGTAAGAGCGGTCATTTACATTTACAGTACTTCCGGGTCCGAACTCTATATCGTCTTTCGTGAATAAATTGCAGGGGACTGATCCTAGAATTTCGTCTATGATTCGTGAAACACGATCAAATAGTTGGTGATTGCTGCCAACACGAGATTCTATTGTCATATTTGTAACCTTACATTTTGCTTCACCACTTAGCAACTTCTTCATACCATTACGCTTACATAAGTCAGCGTCTCCGGTAAAAGGAAGCTTCTTAGTGAAACTATAAAACTGATACAGAGATGAAAAATCCTCTGTAGTCATATTGCCTGTGGTTTGCGCTTCGGATAACTTCGAAGTAACAATATCACTCTGGGCAACAGACAGATCTCCATTACGGAGCCTACCAGTTATATAGTTTTGTTCACTAAGGCTAAATGTTGGTGCACATGCCCTAAAAAGGGCATTGGCACATCCCGTATAAAACTTCATAGAAGTTTTTGGAGAGACTACAACTTGGTCGATAGACGCACTTTGTACTTTTTTCATATATTATATATCCAAGGCCGACTGGCCATTATAGGAGGTTTAGATAAATAGCAACCAAAGATAGTAGTTCGAAAATGAACCCTACCCAAGCGACTAGATCATCCATAATCAGTTTATTTCCTATGCAGGTAATAAACCGGCTCTGGTTAGATCAACGAATGTAGTATCATAGCTGCCAGGACTGTCTTCGACAGTCACAGCACCAAAGATAACTGCACAAGCGCCAATGTAATCGGAAAGTGTCGTACCCACGGGCAATGACACATCCACTTTAATTACGATTGGTGCTGTTCGTTGAGAATCTAAACCTTGATCCAATATAATAGACTTATTGAACGAAAGTGACGTCTTAACCGGGCCAGGATTCCCTTTGCGGGGAGTTGGCATAGTTGATGTTACTGTAAGTTGCTCAGGTAGCTCTATCGAGTGACCTGGGCCGTTAAAAATAAGTTTATCCGCTGACACTTCACGAAATTTTGTGAACGTAGCAAAAGTATTGAGTTTTGGCATATGTTGTATCCATGCTAATTTAATAGCGTAAGGTAGCGAACTACAGTTAGAAGAATTATTTCTTCGATAAGAAAAATTGGCCTAGTTTGAACGCAAACGCAGAGAGATCCGCGTATTGTCCAGAGCTTATGTCTGCATCGGCTGTAAACGAATGACTAAAGTCATTTGTTAGAAACCGTTGCGTGGCAAGTACATCGCCACGTGTTCGCAGATTCTCCAAATTTTCAAGTGGTAAATCTTCGTCACCATCTACCGAGGTAGATAGAGAATAGTGAAGATGGGCATGACCTTCCCAAATACTAGAGCCGTAGGCTCCGTAATTTGTGGTTATGTCCCAGTTTACATGGAGCAAGTATTTTCCGTACTTATTTCCAATACTCGCGAGAGTATCAAAAAAGACGTCGGAAGTTGAAATAACTTGACCATCAAAAACTAACGGGTTCAAAACCAAGTATTCCGTGACAAAAGCCGCGGATGGCAAGAACCCGAAGTGGGCAACAAAACTCTTTGTTACTGAGTAGTATTCTTCATTGCGGATCCAACTAGTACCAAGATCATGCCGGAAGGCACGAAAGGATAGTTGTTTCTTATATTCAGAAACTGCTCCATCTTCATAGTAACCAATAGCCTTGTTAAGGACTTTGGTTCGTACGATAGCCTCATCTTCATGAGGTTCACCGCCGTATGAAGCGACATAGATTTGCTCTTGTGAAACTGCATTCATATGAACTGCAGCTTCGAGCATGTTTTGTGTTTCGTAGAGGCATGACACGAAAAGCTCTGTCGAAGGACTTTCATAACCAAGCTCAGCAGATTGCTCGCTTGTGAAGAGGTCCACGATAGATTTTCGTCCATCCTTACTTATACTAACTACCTGAGCGTCAACCTCAATAGAGGATTGACATGTAATATAACCGTTAAAGGAGTCGACTTGGTCCGCGAAATCGCGAGCCTGAAGACAACTGCCAAGATTAAGGAACATATCAATAATAAAGCTGAACGGTACCAACTCCCACGCAGTGGAAGCCAGTGAACCGAAGTCAAGGCCAAAAATGGCTGACCAGCTATCATTCCTACTATTGGGTTTATTCATGTAGTTATACCCAGCCTTAACTGTAGGGTTCCCCTTAAACGTTAAAGAAGCATCGACCATAATCTTATAGCCTTCTCTATCGATCTCAACAGTTTCGTTGAAGATCTCGGAGTTAGCTTCTGATTTATGTAAGCCGTATGCAGACTTAACACCTAAAGGACGTTCCACAGTTAAAGCCTTATGTATACTATTGATTTCCCCTATAAAAGGGCGCCAGCCATATCGATATTCTAACCAAACATCAGTTATTAGATCGATCGTGGCAACGACATTTAACCGCTTTACAGCATTATAAATGTCAAGCACAATATTAAATACACGTATAAACAACGATCGTACCATCCTTATAGTAGTCTTAGCCTCACCGGCTGTAACTAACATAAGGAGCTCTCCGTAAGCCTGAGAGGATTCGATTGCGCCATTAATAGCGTAATCTAAGTCCACTTGGTTAGCAAAAGGGCTTGATATTAGATCATTGCGACCATTTAAAATGTTAAAAGCAATCTCGGCTACATCAGGGCATTCGCTCCGAGGCAGTAGATTAGTACCTAACATTTCGTAGACCGGCTTACCAGCTACTACAGCAATATAAGGTTTTGCAACCTTATAAGGAACGATAAACGGCATGCCGTTATCATCCGTAGTTTCATAGTGAGCCATTTCTATTGGTCCGTTCGACTTACTTCTAACACCTGTTAAAAAGTCGCCTTTCGTTGGTTTAAACCTACGCATAGGCACCTCCTTTTCAGATTAAAAGTAATATTCAAATCTTAGCC